CAGTTAGTGTCACCATAACGATGATTAAAGTGTAGATCGCCAAGTAGACACAAGCCCCAAGGCGCGAGACGGGAAAAGTCATATTCTGGCGTAATATGTGGCGGAACTTCCCCTCGTATATGTGTAACCAATATATCGCCGTCCACATATGTCGGGAGGTTATCTGTTTGCACCTCGCCATATGGGAAAAACTGGAACGATACATCTCTGACAGACGCACGTCCGTTTCTAGTAAATACCACCACGTTCTCATTTTTGATAGCGTTCTTTTCAGTAAGGTGTTCAAAAAAAGATTCTCCTTTACGAGTAGCTTCATGGTTGCCGGGGATGATAAATGTGGGAATTGAGACCGAATTGATATAGCTCAAAAACAGTGAGATTTCATCTGGTTCTGGTTTCTTATCAAAAATGTCTCCAGCTATCACATGAACATCCACACGTTGTTCAAGTGCAATTAACTTACGAAACATTTCACGGAATCTGCTCGTCTGCCAATCATATGGAACCTTCTTTTTATGTAGGTTTATATGCCAATCTGCTGAACATAAAATTTTTAACATTGCAATTCCTTTTCAAATATGCTAATTTATGTTTGTTAGCTAGTGAACAACGTAACACCGCAGGTGAAAAGCTGTTGAACAAGGCTTGAACCGCTGTGTTCTAGCTAGTGTCTCGGAGAGACGCAGCCGTGGCAACGGAGTTGCCTTAGCGTCACGTCACCCGTGTGTCTAAATTTCTAAATACTGAAAATCTTGAGTATACCACATGGCGAAGGTATACCTTTCTCCTCTAGTTACTTTAGTTACTCCATGAATAAATTTCTCATTAGACGGAAATACTAAAAGAGTATTAGCTTCAGGTTTATAAGACCAGTTTAATCTAGGAAAGTAGATATCTCCACCTTCGTATAAATCATTAATATAATAGATAGCAGACCAAGTTCTAAAGGATGTTGGATGGTTTGTGGTATCGCCATCCGGCCATGAATTATCAGAATGAGCAGTCATTTCCCGACCTGTTTCCCACCTGGTTAGTTCTGTATTATCTGGAAAATGAAGTTCCCCTGTATATTCATGTATTAACTGCTGCCCTAGGAACCTACATATATTCATATATGACTTAAAGGTAAATCTAATCTCATTTTGGGAATCTAATAGTTTAAAAGGAATAGTCCTCCCAGCAAATTCTTTTATTGTCTGAGATTTCATAAAATATTCATTTTTAAAAAGATGCTTGTTCGCGTCTAAAAATCTACATAAGTTAGGCCAGTGATATTCATCATCAAACACTTCTTTTCTAATGATTACTTTATTGAGGCAATCTTCTAGTTCTTTTCCTACAATAGGTTCAAGTTGATAGGTTTTTTCAGACATATTTATTTATCCTTTGATCTGGACCACAACCACAAAAAGTAAAAGGACATTTTATAGGATTGACTGGTTTAATAATATTTTTTTCAAAGATATTCCCCATCTTTGCCTTTGGATAATTTAGTAAACAAGCGCTAGGAAAAACATCTCCTGTTGGTTTTATGTGAAGCCGTAATTGTCCCACATCACAATACATTCCTTTAAAGTTAGTAATGCCCTCAGAAAAAAATTCTGTGATACTAGCTATTCTTTTTGATGTACCGTTTTTATACACTATTTCAGTATTATATTTCTTCTTGTTATCTTGTTTTGTTGATTCTTTAATATACTCTATTTGTTCTTTAGAATACTCAGTTAACTTACTAGCTATAATATTTTTTCCTTTTGCCTCATCTTTTATGAATGATATTTCTACGTTATCTAAGTAATCTGTTTGCTTTCTTGCAGATACTACTTTATCCCAATATCTAATATCTCCTAATATAGATAACGATCTGAGATGTCCGCTTTCGCTAATTAGTTGTATTTTACTAAGTATTTGCTGCTCATCTGCAAACTGAGGGTGCCAACTTACATCAATACAACGCTCAGGTTTAAGATTTTTTATTTTCTTTTCTAATGTTTTAGTATTTATTGCAAGGTTAGTGATTATTTTGGGGATAAAACCTATTTCAAAGATAGTATTCAATAAAGAATCCCACTGTTTATATAACATAGGTTCTCCACCTAGTAAACTAATTCTGGCCTTTTTATTATTAAAATACTCTTTGAGGTAATTAATAGAAGATTCATAATCTTGTAGATTACGAAAGTGAGTAGGATCAGAATTATTGTAACTTACGCAATAAGTACAAGCATAGTTACACTTCATCGTTAAATCCCACTCTACTTCAGCTTGATGATCAGTAAAAGTTGTTATTACAGACCTAAGATTAGTCTCTTCCGATAATTTTTCCAACATCACCTTCAAAAGTATAACTTCCAACATGATTCAACTTAGTGTTTGGATCTAACCATATTTCTCCACCAAGTTTTTGCCATCTGCGACAGAAAGTATAATCTTCTGAAAGATAACGATTATCATCAGGGTCTAACCATGTATCAAAAAGTGCATAGCAGTATTTATTAAACTTAGGATCAATATTTGAATCATTACGATAATGTAATTCAGGATAAGCCTCCATCATTTTTTCAAATACTTCTCTTTTAACCAAGAAAAAACCAGTTGAGGCATCTAATACTTCTACAGCACCGTTTTCTATTCTAACTTGTTTTGATTCAATGTCTTGGAACTTAAAGTTAATTGCATACTGAATGGGTAATGCTTTCTTTGGGTATGCTGCAGCCATAATAGGCTTATCATACGCCAAGGCTCTTAAGATAGAATCAGCATCAAATTCAATGTCTGAATCGATAAACATTAAATGAGTGCAATCAGATTCCATAAACATTGCAGTGAGAATGTTTCTTGCACGAGTTACTAGAGATTCGTTTCTTAACGTCGTTACTCTAAAATTGATTCCATGTCTCATTAATGTCTGAGATGCTCTAAACATAGATAAAAAGTATTGATCTGTGAGCATACCACCGTAACATGGAGTTGCAAAAAAGATGTTATTCTCTCTAAGTTTTTCTAAGTCAATTGTTGCTTGATTACCTTCTACAGTTTTGAAAGCACCGAAAGAACGTTCCTTCGGTGCTTCTTCTGTAGCAGATGGTTTTTTCATATCTGCTAAAGATTTTTTCATTAGGCTAAATCATCCACATCTTCTACAGGTTTGAATTCGTCTGAGACATCTCCGGCGAAATAAGAAGTATTTTGAAGTAACCATTCTTTTTGCTCATCATAAGTTTGACGCTTATAGATCTTCGATAACTCAAAAAGCTCAAGCTCTTTTTCGGTATCGCTTAAGGGCGAATTACCTCTAGCAGGAATGATAGAGTATTTTACATTCTGTGGTAGAGGACCTGTCTTTTCTTTCTTGATGGTAATATCATAACCATTACCAATGTCAGCAGGATTACCATAATCAGGATTAGTAGCGTAATCTACAATTTGAGAGTAGATTGTAGAACGAAGATCAAAAAGTTTAATTTGACCGTCTGAACGATCAATCACGTTACAGACGTATGAAAATTGTGGCTTATCTGAATAGATGGCTTCATCAATTTCTTTGAAAGGGTCTTGAGCAGAGTTATCAAAAGACTCTGTTTCACGACTAAATTGAAGACATTCAACAGGCATCTTCTTACCTTCTTTTGTTACTACCCAGTAGCAGTAACGTGGCATGACATCTCCAACAAGACGAACTTTAGTATCACCAACACCAAGTGTTAGTCTTTGGATTTCTCTGCGCTGATTTGAGCCAGAAGATTGTTTACCTTTGGCTTGATCCCATGCGACCATTGTTGTTTCTCCTTTGTTGTTCGTTAGAACTTAAGTGTAGGATTTCCTCGAAACCGAGGACTCTGGTAAAAAATAAATTTTATCACCCTTAATTTCTATGTAAGGGCTTTGTATATCTTTTCTAATATAATTCTTAGCGATATAGTCTTGAGCTTCGCTAATCCTTCTCATAGAGAGAAGCTGTAGGTATTCTGTTTTCTTTACAATATCTACATTATGTGTGAAAAACCAAGGGTTAGTAAAGTAACTCATGGGTTCTATAGTTTTATAGTTGCAAACTAGCCTATCTTTTTTCTGCTCCAATAAGCCAGTGGTAAACAAAAACATTGGAATATGGTTTATATTCAATGCTTTCATTAATCCGTTAGTTGTTCTAGCATTATACAACTTAGTTTGTGCAAATGCCAAGACAAGAATTGCTGCCTGATCTTTTCTTGCCTTTGATACTAATTCGTACCAGTTAAAGTATGTAATATCCACGTTGCTTGTACCATTCAAGACGTTTAGTTTGTTGCCTAGCAACTATACCTCCAGCTAACCACCAATCAACTATCATAGGGATTTGTTTGTCAGGGTGCTCACGAATGATACGACCAATTCGCTGTTCAAGCTTAATAGGATTATTAGAAGGACAAGTAAGATACAGTGTATCAAGCCTATGACAACTAATCCCTTCATCAAAAAGTTTTGTTGATAAGACTGCTTTATACTTTCCTCCAACCCCCGAAAGAACATCTTTTCTAGTTGATTCATCTGTTTCTCCTATTAGACAAATACTGTCAGGAATCATTTCCTGTAAATCTTTTAACATCTGCACTCGCTCACCTAGTATGAGTGGACATCTACCAGTGACTATCTGACTTTCAGCAAATTTTGCGATAGCAGCCAAGTAATCTTTGTTACTACAAAGTTTGTTCAACTGGCGCGAC